TGATTATTACCATAAGACAAAGTAAAGGTAGAAAAGATAGGATAGTAGCTTTGTCGGTAAAAATACTGGAAATATTGCGAATTTATTTCACAGCATATAAACCAAAAGAGTTCCTGTTTAACGGACATTTCGATTTGCGATATTCGCATACGAGTTGCAATAATATTGTTAAAAAATATCTTGGTAAAGATTATCACTTTCATCTACTTAGGCACTCAAACGCCACCGCATTACTTGAAGCGGGAACCGATTTAAGAATTATACAAAAACATTTGGGACATTCCAGTAGTAAAACTACAGAAATTTATACTCACGTTTCAACTGTTTTATTGTCTAATATGATGTTGCCTATTTAAAACAAAAGTATTTTTATTTTAAACCAAACCACGCTTTTAATCGAGCGTGGTTTTTTGTTTTTATCATTTTTCAAAATAATAAACAATTTTTTTCTAAGTTTGTAAAGAAATAAATCTTAAAAACAAAATAATGAATGATAATTTTTGTACAATTTCGCAATATATAGAAAGTAGGTCCAGTTTAAAGGATAAAATACTTGCTTATGACACTATTATTTCAGGGATGGAATCGGCATATTTAGAAGCGGTTTCGAGTGGTCATTTATCGGCTTATGAAATGAATGACGGGCAAATGCGTGTAAAGGCAGAATATAGAAATATATCTGATATGAATAACGCAATGATTGGTTTACAAAAGTTACGACAAATGTATATTAATCGATACAACGGGCGAATAACTGTATTGCGAGGTGGTAATTTATGTTAATAAAAAAAACAAACAATGAAAATATTTGGATTTGAATTCAATAGAATAAAAGAGGAATCGAGTGTTGAGGTTTTGGACACCAAAAGCAATTACGGAAACGGCACAACTTATGGAACTTACTACCCAATTGTAAATAAAAATTGGGATGGCGAGAAAACTTTGGGAGAACTTGGATTAGTTGTAAATAACATTCCGGATTACGAAAGGTTGAGATTACGGTCCTTGGATGCCTATGTGAAGAGTGACACTATCAAGATTATCGCTAAGAAAAAATTTGATTGGGTTGTGGGTTCGGGTTTGAAATTGCAGTGTGAGCCAAATACAACCGTTTTAGAAAGCGAAGGAATCAGTTTTGACAATGGGAAGTTTCAAAAATTAGTTGAGGCGAGATTTATGGTTTACGCAAACTCAATTAATTGCGATTATTCCAAAAGACAAAATTTGCATCAAATCGCTTATGAAGCTTACAAAGGAAAATATTTGGCGGGTGATTTTCTTTGTATTGCAAGATTTAATGATTATGGGCCGAACATTCAAATTATTGCAGCGGAACATATCAAAACTCCAATGATAGGAAACAAACTTTTAGAAGATGCAAAAACACGGGGTAATTATGTTGAACACGGAATAGAATTTAATAGTCAAGGAGAACATATCGCATATTTTATTTGTACCAAAAGCGAAAAGTCATATTTGGGAGAGTTCGAAAGGATAGAAGCAATTGGAGCAAAATCAGGACGTAAATTGGCTTGGTTGGTTTACGGTGAAAAGATTTCAAGTGACCATAAAAGGTCGGTTCCAGAAATATCACAGATTTTAGAAAAGGCAAACAAGCTGGATAGATATACTGAGGCGGCCGTTGGCAAAGCAGAACAGGCGGCAAAGATTCTGAATGCAATTACCCATCAAGATTATTCCACGGGTGAAAATCCTTTGGATGATTTGGTGAAAAGAAAATTGAAAGTAAAAGGCGATGGTGCAGAAGTTGATAGTTTTGTTTTAGGTGACGGTTTAGCTAATCGAATAACAGAAACCACTTCAAATATGACAATCAATATGCCGCCCGGTTCAAAACTTGAATCATTTGGAACGGATATTGAAAGTGATTATGCAGGATTTGAAAGTGCTAACTTTAATAAAATTTCGGCTGCCAGTGGAGTTCCTCCAGAAGTTGCAATGCAAATGTATAATTCTAATTATTCTGCATCCAGAGCGGCTATTAACGGTTGGGGTTACGTTGTTGATATTGATAGAGAAGATTATTCTTTGCAGTTCTACAAACCATTTTATAAATTGTGGTTGGAGTTTGAAATTCTAAGAAATAAAATTCAGGCACCTGGATTTATTAAAGCACTTTCCAAAAATGATTTTATGGTAATTGATTCTTATGCTCAATGTCGTTTCATTGGTAAAAATATGCCACATATTGACCCATTAAAAGAAATTAAGGCAATTAGAGCAATGTTGGGAGATAATGACCAAACGCCTCTTATTTCACGTGAACAAGCAACAGAAAGTTTAAACGCTGGGGAGTGGAATGCTAATTACACTAAAAATAAAGAGGAAACTAAAATTATTCCAAAAGAAGAAATAGAGCCAGAAGGAAATAACAATTTAAAATCATAAATAGATGACACAATATAGAGGTCAGTTACTTGTTAATAAAACTTGGAACGCACAAAGACGTTATAAAATAGGGCAGTCGGTTAGTTATTTGAATGTTGTTTATACAAATGCCACGGGAAATAATTCGATTCCGGGAACTAATGATGATTGGGTTTCATTATCGTCATCATCGGCAAATGCTTATCCAGGTACTTTTATTTATACATCAGGGCCACAAACATTCACAGTTCCATCAAATACCAAACTAAATTCAGTTTTCCTGAACCGTGGATTGTTGGACGATTTGACAGATTGGAGTTTATCGGGAACAATTTTGACAATACTCACGCCTTTGGCACCAAACGATGAAATAAAAGCAATAGGAATTAATTAAAAACAAAAACAAAAACAAAATGAAAAAACAGATTTTAAAATTATTATTATTTTTTACGGTGTTGGGATATTCTCAAACAAATCCAACTTCTTTTAATAAAATAAAAGTTACTGCATCTGATACCAATTCCACACCTACTTATTTTGTAACACAGGAAACAGATGGAGTGCATAAAAAAACTCCTGCGGCCAATATCGCTTTAAAAACCGATTTGGATTTAAAACAAACAGTGTTTACAGGAATTTGCCAAAAACAATTTTTAACCGAGAATGATTTTACCATTGACAACTCGGCATTAACTTTGACAATTTCAACAGTTAAAAACGGTACTGCAATTTCAAGTTTAAACCCGGTTAGATTCTTCACGGACGGAAGCGGTATAGCTGTGATGCACGAAAAAACAAGTCCTGTTACTTTTAATTTTACGAATACAACTGGGATATGGTACTTTTACTTCGATAGCTCAGGAAATCCAATTGCAACACAAACGCCTTGGACTGAATTTTCGACCATAGCCACAGTTTACCGTTTCTATTGGAATGCAACTTTAGGCGTTGCTGATAGACGAGTAATTGAGGCCGTGGAATTTCATAAGAATGATGTTAGTTGGGTTGACCACGCTTGGAAACATTTGGACGGAGCTAAATGGTCAAGCGGATTAACAATTTCTAGCAACGCAATTTCAGCGGGCACGCCTGCCGTGGATGGCTCAAATGCAGTGATAACGTTGTCGAGCGGCACAATCTTGGATGACAACATTTACTATACGCTGACTAATGCTTCGACAGGTTCGGTTAAATTCACGCAGAATTTAGGCACAGGATTATTGCCGGCAACATCAGGAAAGTTTATTTGCATTTCAAATAGTGCATCTGGTTTATTGGAAAAAATACCTGCTACTGATTTTCCCTTTCTTTGGAATAGCGGAACAAATACGCCTGAATACCTTACTGTAAATGGAACAAGAACGCCTGTAACGGCCAACTATTATTTTGTGTACTATGTCTATGCTTTGCAAGACCCCCGTTATGGAGAAACGATAAAGATAAAGAGTGCTGAAACTGATTTTGCAAATACTACCTTGGCGGCTGCTCACAACTGGGAGCAACTACAAACATTGTTTCCAACTTTAAGGGATGGAGAAATACGATTATTGTACAAACTGACTTTTGAATATAAAACCAGCTACGATGTTGGCACAAAGAAAAGTGTGTTGAGGTACGTGGATGATTTAAGAAAACAGAAAACAACCACTACTGCCGTGGCTTCCGGTACTGTTCCAGCAACAAATGTAAGTGTTTCGCCTATTGGGGGTATTTCATCGACTAATGCTCAATCGGCATTTCAAGAGTTGGATAGCGAGGCGGAGAAAATTGCAAATAAACAAAACAGCTTGGCGGTTGACGGAACAGGGGTAAAATACCCAACAGTCGATGCGGTTAATAGTGGGGTTATTTTAAAATCATCAAATAATCAGCAAAATATTAATACAAGTTTAACCGCTACGGCAAACGATCAGGAATTAGTGGGGTTAGAGATATATTCTTCTTTCAACCCTTTATCTTTTTCAAATATTAGAAACACATCCTTAAAGGTAACAGGAGGAAGAACTTCGTTAGGTATCTACAGCCCTTTTAACACAGTAAATTTAGCCGAAAGTTTAGTCGTGAATACTAATACCGGATTAGGGAATTTAGCAGGTGACTATAAATATATCACAGAACTTCAACAGACAGCTGGGGCTAACTTGAATAGATTTCAAATTGCTTCTCACAGAAGAGCAGCAGGAAGTTCTTTTGCAGGGACTTCTTTTAGACTTCAATACACAGTTGATAGCTATACGGGTACTGGGGCATTTGTAGAAATAGGAGCATCTGACCCTACCGTGTCCGGGTCTGGGTTTGTATCGTTGTCGACCAGCAATCAAGATAGGCTTAGTGTTTTGGGCACTGGGGAAATTTTAATTAATAAATTAACAAATTCAGGGGAAAAGTTGCAAGTAAACGGCACGGGAAAATTCGAAGATGATTTGTATGCCCCAAACATAATATCAATAGACGCTGGTAATATTGATTGGCAAGGATTGGGGGATTCTATAACTTATGGTCAAGGTTCAACGTCAGGAAATACTAGTTATGCGGATGTAATTCAGGCAAAAGTAAATTTTAAAAGTTTTGTAAAACAAGCCGTATCAGGCGCAACTGTTATGCCAGTTAGTGGAATGCCAGAGCTATACACACAGGTTGCAGCAATTTCGGCAGGCACGGAATTAGTAACACTTATGGCGGGAGTCAATGACTATACTTGGTCTAGTATATTAGGGGATTTCGATACGGTAATGGCTAAATCTTATGCAAGTCTTGACAGAACACTATCTTTTACCGAAGCATTTAGATTTAATATCGAAACAATTAAAATTAACCATCCAAATGCTAAATTAATAATAATTTCGCCTTTAAAAACTACAGCTGGGTCAGGAGTAAATGATTTACAAAAATATATCGATATTGAAATTGCAATTGCTAATTATTACTCAATACCTTTTATTGATACAAACAATTTGTCTAATATATATACAATTACAAGCTTACTTCCAGATGGGTTACATCCGAATGATGCAGGTTATGCCTTATTAGCTGACTGTGTTTTGAAAGGAATCATAAACCCTAGTACTGTAAAAAAACAAAATCTAAACGATATAGCCCTAACAGGCACACCAACAGCCCCTACAGCAACAGCAGGAACTAATACAACACAGATAGCTACAACTGCTTTTGTACAAGCTGCCAATGGCACTTTTGTAGCAGATGCTATCACGGATGGAGTTACGACGATTGCCCCTAGTCAAAACGCTGTTTTTGATGCTTTGGCTTTGAAAGCGGAATTAGCTAATCCCACTTTCCCAACAGGTGTAACGGTAGGAAATGGATATGTTACTTTTGGAAGTACAGGAAATGGACTTTATGCCCCGAATGGAGGAGCTATAACTTTTGTAGCAAACCACCCATCGGCACCCGGATGGACAGCAAACACAAACATAACGGCAACTTTTTATAAAACAACAGTTTACACGGTTGCAACTTTGCCAACAACAGGGGTGGTTACGGGGTCTTATGCAACAGTATCTGACGCAACCGCACCGACTTATTTAGGAACATTAACAGGAGGCGGTGCGGTTGTTTGTCCTGTATTTTATAACGGAACGGCTTGGGTGGCGCATTAATCTTAACTTTAAAACAAATATAAAAATGAAATTACAAGATTTGACAATTAAAACAGTTTTAGCAACTTTCGTAGTTGTATTTGGAATGTGTGCAATGGTATTTGTGCATATTGAAGATATGGTACTTGGTGCCTTAATTGGATTTGTTGGAGCGATTTTACAATACTTTTTCGGTTCAAGTACTGGAAGTGTAGCAAAAGATAAAATGATTCAAGATATGAATGTACAATCAATTGCAAACGGTCAAGTACCGCCAATCAAGGATGAAAAGTAGAATTAAATATTGGATATTATTTCTTTTAATTCCTTTATCGGATATAAAGGCACTTTTTTATAATTCAGATTTGAAAGTGTCTTGGTATCTGTTTTCAAACAATAAAAGATATTTGTGCAATGTTTTAGAAGATTACTCCAATATAATAATATTCGGGGTAATTTTTTATTTTATGGCTTTTGTAAAATTTGATTTAAAAATAAAAAAAATTTGTCTATTTTTGTTTATCATTAATGCCTTAGATTTCATTCATTTAGGATTAATGGATATGGAATATTTTATACCTTTGAAATTAGTTTTAGCCCTAATAATTTTTAACCTATGCAACAAATTAAAGATTTCCTAAACTTCTTAGATATATGTGTTGGCACATATTGGAGTTTGACAATGATGGATATTTTGCCTCTTATTTTTTCTGGACAGATTACCGTAACGGCATTATCAAACATTTCTACATTCGTAAACTTATTGGTTGCCATAGCTGGATTGGTTTATTTAGTGGTTAGAACGGTTCATTTTGTTAGAATGAGCAAATTGCACATCGAGAGTAAAAAGCAGGATATAATAGCCAAAAAACAGGCTAATTTTTATAACAAATGGGATAAGGAATTTTTAGACCCTTTTAAAGAAAAATAATATGACACTACCAGAAAAATACAAAACATTATTTGAGAAATACGGGATTAATTCTAAGTTGCGTATTTCTCATTTTATGGCTCAAATTGAACACGAAAGCGGGTTGAAACCTATTAATGAGAATTTGAATTATTCGGCTAAAAGAATGTTAGAAATATTTAAAAGTGATTTTGACGTGAACCGTGATAAATGGTTAAGTCCAAATGAAAAAGAAAAAGTTTTGTCGTTGTTGGGGCATCCTGATAGGATTGCAAATTTCGTTTACGCAAATCAAAACGGTAACGGAAATGAATCAAGTGGTGAGGGATGGAAGTATAGAGGTCGTGGATTCATTCAGATAACTGGAAAAGAAAACTATTTCAGATTGGCAAATGATACTGATTTGGATTGTTTAAAAAATCCTGATTTATTATTGCAAGAGCCAAACGCAATGATTTCCGCATTATGGTTTTGGAATTTAAAAGGATTGAATAAATTAGCAGATAAAGACGATATAATTTCAATCACAAAACGCATTAATGGGGGATTGATAGGAATTGATCACCGCAAACAATTACTAACTAAATACAAAAACCAATTATGAAAAAAGAAAACAGATTTGACAAATGGATTACAAGAGTTTCAATGTTTTTAAGCGGGGGAAAATCTTTCGCAAATTCGGAAACTAAATTTTATTAACTATGGGAAATTACATAAAATCAAATTGGATATTATTGCTTATTATTTTGGTGGTTGTTTCGATGCTTTACAGTAAATGCGAAAACGAAAAGATTCTTTCCAGTGATTTGGAAACTTTGAACATAAAAGTAAATACTTATAAATTGAAAGATGGTCAAGTAGTGGCAACATCGAAAACAACAACTTATGACAAGGTGCCAACAAAAACAGAACTGACAAAGAAATTCCAGAAAGTAAAAACGATTATTAAGATTGTTGAAACGGTTCGAATTGATACGGTAAATGTAGTTTATCACGATTCTATACCTTGCAACTTCGAGCGAACCGGAACAGTTTTAAACAAAGATTATTCCCTGGATTACAAAAGCACTCAAAAAGGACTTTCAATATCTAATTTAAATGTTCCTGATAGTTTGGAAATTGTTGCAGGAACTAAAAGAAAATGGTTTTTGGGAAAAGAAACTCAAACCATCGATATTACTCATTCAAACAAGCACGTTGAAACAAACAATATTCAACATTTCGAGATAAAGTCCAAAAAGAAGTTTTACGAAACGACTTTGTTTCAGGTGGGTATCGGAATTATTGGAGGTGTTTTAATTGCTAAGTGAAAATAAATACCTAATATTGTATTAGGTTTTTAGTAAATTTTTTCATTGGTTAGGTTTTTTTGGTTAGTTGTAGAAAAGCGTTTCATTCATTTGGAACGCTTTTTTTATTAAATTTAATATTTTAATTAAAAAAAATATATATTTGTAGGGAATATTAAAAATAATTTTTATGAATTTCGCACTTGCAAAAGAAATTTACGGTTTAACACCTTGGTGCGTGGATGCTATTTCCTTTCATTCTTTATCTGCTGTATTGAAAAATTTACAAAATGGAGTTGCTTTGGAGGTTCCAGAAATTAAGTACAATACGCCTTTTTTAATGCAAATTAAAAACGAAACAAGAATTATACAAAGGGATTGGCAACTGGATAATAATGATAAATTCGAGGGTATTGGAATTATCAATTTGAATGGTCCAATAACTAAAGGCGGGGGAATGTCTTCGATGGGAATGATTGAAAACGCCAACGCTATGCGAACAATGGCAAAAGACCAAAGAATAAAAGGATTTATTATTAATACTGATTCTGGAGGTGGTGCAAGTGGAGCGGTTCAAATAATGGTGGATGCTATAAACGAGGTTAAGCAATCGAAACCGGTTTATGCATTGGTTACTAAAGGAGGAATGGCAGGGTCAGCGGCTTATGGGATTATATCAGCAGCCAATAAAATTTATTCAGAGGATAAAATGAATATTGTAGGTTCGGTGGGTACGATGATTCAATTCGAGGGTAAAGTTGCCAATTCAAAAGATAAAGACGGCACCAAAAACATCAGGTTATATGCTACCAAATCCACGGCAAAAAATAAGGCTTTTGAAGAGGCTATAAATAATGACAATTACGAACTTATCATAAGCGAACTTTTAGACCCGATAAACGATAATTTCATATCCCAAACATTAGAAAATAGACCTCAATTAGCTGGAAGTGGTTTTGACACGGCAAACACGGTATTTTCAAAAGATGCCATAGGAACATTCATTGACGGGATTGCAAGCTTTGACCAAGTTGTTGAAATGGTAATGTCAGAAAGTAAAATTAAGAGTAAAAACAGTAAATCAAATATTAATCCAAATTCATTAAAAATGACAAAACAGGAAATTAAACAAGAACATCCAACAGCGTATGCAGAGATTGTAAGCGAGGGTGTTATTCAGGAAAGAGAGAGAGTATCTTCTTGGATGAAATATTCAAGTGCTGACCCCGAAGCGGTTCAACTTGGAATTGTAAACGGTACGGAAATTACACCGAGCCAAAGAGAAGATTTTTTAATTAAAATGCACTCTAAAACACAAATTGCCAATCTTCAAGCCGACAATGCAACGCCAGTAAACACGCCAGAAAGTGCTGCTGTAATTGTTGCTGAAACTGCCAAAAATGAGGAATTGGAAAGTGCTTTTAAATTCGAACTTTAATTTTAAATAGATATGAGCATATACGCAACTCAAAGGGATGCTACCAGAAATCAATCAACGGTTGATTATTTAGCACAAAATATTTTCACATTCGGGAACCGATATGGAAAAGGAATTTTTATCAATAACATCGGGGAAACATTAGAGGCTCAGGATGGAATTTTGGTAGTAAGAAACGCAGGGACTTTTGAAACTGCAACCGTAAAATTTAACGCTGCCGGTTTAACAGCAGGACAAACGCAAATTTTAGCCGGATTGACATTTACATCAACAGGGGTAACTACTCAGGCAGAATTGGCTGCCGCTTTTGCAAATTTAGCAGTTGGAGCAACAACAGGAGCGGGAACGGCTTTAGGTGCTTATTCAGGTACTTTGACTGGGTATTCAACTGGTGCAGTTTTTTATGATGATACAGTAGTATTCACAGCTTCAACAGTTGGGCCAAAAACAGACCTTGCCGACTCAGGAACAGGTGCAGACCCGACAATAACAGTAGTTAATGGAGCCGCTGGAGTAGATGAGGGATTCAGCCCTGCAACATCGGCAACATTGGCAAATGTTATCGGTATTCTTAAAATTGAAGGAACAGTAACTTTGTTGGACACCGAAAGTGTAACTGCAAATTATGCAATTTCTGGGGATATTGACGCTGGAATGTTGATTTTGCCATTGGGTGTAACCTTGGATTCAATCGTAGGTTCAAAAGCTTTGAAAGATATATTAACCGCTTTAGGTTTCGTTTTAAATAACGTTACTGAATGCACAAAATTTGACAATTAATTATGGCAATATCTATAATTGACCACAGCGCAAAAATTACCTCAAAAATTGTAGGTAAATTTGAAGAAATGATTCCAGTTCGTTCTGGATTCTCAGGATGGTTTCCAGAAGAAACGACCCCTACATTAGAAGTTGATGTAGAAGTACAACGTGATAATGATTTAATTGCGGTTGACGTGGTTAGATTTACCGAGGGAAACAAAAACAAGTTTTCCATACTTTCGGAACACAAATACGTACCGCCTTATTTCAAGGAAGATTACGATTTTCAACGTGACCAAGTTTATATGAACACTATCGCTTTGGGTGTTGGAATGGAAAGTGTACAAGTGAATCGTGTAATTGCTACCAATGCTTTCAAAAATGTTGAAAAAAATAGAAAGAAAATCGAGAGAGCAATCAGAAAACAACAAGCTGATGTACTTCAAACAGGTATTGTATCGCTTGTAAACGGTGATAATATTGATTACAAGCGTAAAGCTTCTTCAATGGTAAATGTCGATACATTGGGCGATTACTGGAGTGTTGCTGCAAGTGCAAAACCTTTGACAAATTTAGCTGATGGAATGGCTTTTTTACGTAACGTTGGTAATTCAAGCGGAGCGGCTGTAAACGTGATAATGCGTAGTAAAGCTTATGAGGCTTTTGTAGCAACTACACAAGTAAAAGATGAAGCCGATATTCGTAGAATTGACCGTATTAATATTTCAATGCCACAATTTAGCGAAGTTTCTGGATTTGCTTTGCAAGGTCAAGTAGCGGCCGGTGATTTCGTTGTTAATCTTTGGACATACAATGAAAAATATACTGATGCCAACGGTGCAACTCAGTATTATTTGGCTGAAAATTTGGTGATTATGTTACCAGATGATTTCCAAGGAAAAACAATTTTTGGAGGTTTGCCAGTGTTGAATGAAACGTCTATCGGAGGTCAAACTATTGCGGTACCTGGAATCGTTGAAGCCAATTATTTGATTAGAAATTACAGTGACAAGAAAACAGTTTCAAGCACAATTGAACTTACTTCTGCACCGCTTGTGGTTCCTTTCACTATTGACAAAATTTACACAATGCAGGTATTAGCTTAATTCTTTAAGATATGGCAAAGTATAAAATATTGGTTATCGCACATCAACTTAAAAATAAGGTAATTGCCAAATATGGTGATGTTGTTGATGAAACTCAATTGATGGGGAATGCTCCACAATTGGAAAAAGAAGGATTCATTGAATTGGTTAAGGAAGTTAAAACCGAAATCAAAGACATTGAAGTGAAAGACCCTAAAAAAGTAAGTTCAAAAAAGTAAAAAGATGGCCGGTAGCATATTCGAGTTAGCAAAAAGAGACGCTAAAAAATTCATAACGAGCGGAGGATTTGAGGAAACAATAACGTTGACCACTCCAAGTAAAGATAAAACTTTGACGTTAACAGGATTTGCTACCAAACATCATTTATCATTTGATGTTGAAACGGGTGTTCCGGTTAATTCCAAAAATGCTCATACTTGTGTTTCAGAAACTGATTTGGTTTTAAAATCATATCCGGTTAGAAATGCGAAAGGTGAAATAAATATGTATAAGCATTTTGTTTCAGTTCCAGATAGTTCTGGAATCATTAAAAATTACCGTGTAAAGGAAAATTTTCCGAACGAAACACTTGGATTGATTGTATTAATTTTAGAAGATTACACCGTATAAATGGCAGCAATAATAAATAGTATAATTCCGATTCAAGGCTCTGAAATTGTTTTAAACAAGATCGGGGTTATTTTGTTTGAGGAATTGACCAATCAAAAAGTATTACGGCCGGCTAACGATGATTTTAATGTTTACGTTGAGCGATTGGCACCATTCGACAATAGCGAAGATGTAATGATAAATGTTTCTTTGAACAATGCCAATTATTCTGGATTCACGCAAAAAGACTCACAATGTTTATGCTCTTATTTTATCGATGTTGAAGCGGGTGGTACAGGAAGCGATGGAGAGGAAAACTACGAAGATGTAAAGAAAAAAATGCACCTTTATATGGGTATGATTCGATACATTTTAAGTTCCACAAAGTATATGACTTTAGGTTTTGCACCGGGTTTAATCGGTGGCAAATATGTAGAGTCAATGCAATTTCCTGATAAATACAATTCACAAGACAGCGGAAACATAAGATTTGGACGTATCACTTTTACGGTAAGGGTTCAAGAAAATCAAGATGCGTGGGTAGGCATTCAATTAGAAGGGAATGATTCAAACATCAAATTAGAATTAACGGATTTAGGTTATAAATTAACAAATAATAATTAAAAAATATGGCTACAATTTCAACGGCAGTAGGTTTAGAGAGAAAGTCAAGAGTTTCGGGGTATAAAATTAAAAAGGGTTTTTTCACAAATGAAACTCAAACTTTACCTCAAATTATTGCAGTTTTCGGAGAAGCCAATACCGCTAATCAAAGTGGATTAAGTACCACTAAAAAAGAAGTTACAAGCGCAAAAGAAGCGGCTGAACTATACGGATATGGTTCTCCAATTCATCAACAAATGCGTATTTTAAGACCCGTTTCAGGGGATGGTGTTGGTGGAATACCAACAATAGTTTTTCCTCAACTTACAGACGGTGGAGCAACTGCAACCACAAGAGAATGGACGGTTACAGGAACGGCAACAGGAAACGCAACTCATTACGTAGTTGTAAATGGTCGTGATACCTTGGATTTCCAAACTTATGCTTTTAACGTTGTTTCGGGTGATACTCCAACAGTTATTGCGGGAAAAATGAAAGATGCCATTAATGGTGTTTTGGGTGCGCCTTGTACCGCTGCCAATACTTTAGGAGTTATGACAGCCACCACAAAATGGAAAGGTTTAACTTCGGCTCAATTGAACATCGTTATTGATTTTGGAAGTAACTCGGCTGGGGTTAGTTATTCTCAAACGGCATCAACAGATGGGGCGGGAGTTGTAAGTTTAGCGGCTTCATTGGCTCAATTTGGGGATGATTGGTACACTTGTGTAACAAATCCTTACGGAACGGATCAATTGGACGCTTTGGAGGCTTTTAATGGTGTTCCTGACCCTGATGCACCTACAGGAAGATATAACGGATTAGTGTTTAAACCGTTTATGGCTTACTTTGGCAGCGTTTTAAGCGACAAAGATGATTTAATCTTGATTACGGATGATTCTGACAGAATCGAGCAAGTAACAAACGTTTTATGCCCTGCACCAAACTCAAAAGGATTCAATTGTGAAGCGGCCGCAAATGCGGTTACTTTGTTTGCCAGAATTATGCAAGATTCTCCACATTTGGACGTGAATAACAAAGCGTATCCAGATATGCCAATTCCAAGTGATTCAAACATCGGGGATATGTCGGATTACAATAACCGAGATTTGTTGATTAAAGCCGGTTGTTCAACTGTAATGTTGGAAAATGGAGCGTACAAGATTCAAGACTTTGTTACTACATATCATCCTGATGGCGAAATACCTTTGCAGTACAATTATGCCAGAAACTTGAATTTGGATTGGAACGTTTCGGACTCTTACAGGACCTTGGAAACAATCAGATTGAAAGACAAAACTTTGGTTTTGGATGGTCAAATAGTGGATGTTTCTGGGGTTATCAAACCAAAGGAATGGAAAGCGGTGGTTTTCGATTTGTTTGATGATTTGGCAGAAAAAGCATTGATAAATGACCCCGCATTTTCTAAGGCTAGTTTATTGGTTCAAATTTCGGGAACAGACCCAAACAGATTCGAAACTTTTTTCAGATACAAAAGAACTGGAATTGCCAGAATCGAAAGTACGGACGTAGAAGCAGGATTTTAATTTTAAATAAAAAAGATATGGCAAATTATATATTTGGTGACGTTACAGAAATTGTATGTCAACATACTTTGGGAGAGTTTAGATTCTCACCAAAATCAAATGAAAGCTTCACGTTTGATAAAGGCGGTATTCGTGCTAATGATGATGCAAATCAGATTACGGCAGACGGACAAATGATGTCTCAATTAAACCGTGTTAGATGGTCAGCAGAGGGACCAATTGCAGTAGATACGATTTCAGATAATGAACTTGAAAATCTTGCAAATTTGGCATCACATCCAGACTTAGGTACTTGGACTTTTTCTTTGATTTCAGGAACTATTTACAAAGGTAAAGGCCGTCCAGTTGGAGATTTACAGGCGGATTCTAACGCAGGAACAATGACTTTGAAAGTTGCAGGTTCTAATAAATTAGAAAAACTTTAAGATTATCAAACTCCCTTATTAATTTAAGGGAGTTTTTATACTTTAACCAAAAAACAAAACAATGTCAGAAAAAAAACAAGTAATTAGCGACGAAAACGCTTTGAACGAATTGGAGTTATTTATTAATGAATGGGTTGAAAAACCAGAAATAAAATCAGAATTAAAAGAAGCCTATCCATTAATTTTTGAAGCAATCACAACAGGAAATTTGGTATTAAATGAAAATGTGCCAGTTTACACTTTGAGAAATCCAATTAAAAATGATGATGGTCAAATTTCTGAATCTGAAATTAATTTCAAAACGAGAATCACGCCAACAAATCAGGCCCGAATAGGTAAAGGATTGAACATTCAATTGGACCAACTGCAATATGCCTTGAATTGTATTTCTTACATCATCGGAAAGCCATTGGCAATGTTGGACAAGTTTTCAAAAAAAGATTACAATACCATTCGTGAAATAGCCTCGGTTTTTATGTAAGGTGGCCATCGTCAAATATGGACATTGCAATTGAGAATGTTGCAAACTATTTTCATTGGACACCGCAAACAATAAACGAAATGTATTGTGACAATATTGACATTTTAGGGATTCTTTACTGGAATAAAGTAGTCGAGAAAAATCAACCTAAAACAAAATGATAAAAACCCCCAACATAGTTATAATTTGTGTTTGGGGTTTTATTTTATAATTTTATAAAAAAAATAGTATGGGGGCTACAATTAGAATACCTACCGAGTTCACGGCCGTTGACAAGTTTAGTGCGGTTATTGCCAAAATGACTTCGGGAGTTTCCAATTTCACTAAAGCAACTGGGGCGGCTGTACAAAGGGTAAACACCAAGATTAACGGAATGTTTTCCAGTTTGGATAGGATTTCACAATTAGCGATAGGTGTCGGTGTTGCGGGATTGTTTGCAATGGCATCGAGTGCAGCAATGGACTATGAAACCGCTTTGCATAGTTTGGAGGCGGTGACGGGGCAAAGTGCCGCAAAGTATAAATCACAGATTGAGGATTTAGCAAAGACAAATCGAAAGTCGGTTATTGACGTGGCGGGAAGTTTTGAAATTATCGGTTCAGCAATGTCACAGTATTTGGACAATCCAAAAGCGTTGGGTCAAATTACACAATCTGGAATTACATTGGCAAAAGCGGCCAGAATGGAATTAGAACCTGCATTACAAAGTTTGACATCGGTAATGAACCAATTTAAATTAGGTGCCGAAGAAGCAAATAAAACAATCAATATTTTAACAGCTGGGGAAATTGTAGGGTCAGTTTCAACTGCCAAAATAGCCGAGGGATTACAGGAATTTGGAGCAAATGCATTTACGGCAAATGTCAAATTAAGCGAGTCGGTTGCATTATTGGAAACATTGGGAAAACAAATGGACCATTCCAAAATTGCAGTAGGTGCAAGGAATTTATTAAATGTAATGTCAAGTGCCAAAGGATTGCCAAAAGAGGCGGTTAAATCGCTTCAAATGCATGGAGTTAGTATGGACGTGCTAATGAATAAATCCTTGCCTTTGGGTGCCAGATTAAAAGAACTGTCCAAAATTCAAAAAGATGCAGTTGCAATAACAAATGTTTTCGGAAAAGAAAATATGACGGCTGCCAATGTTATTTTTTCCAACTTGGATACTTACAATAAATGGTCGGTTGAAATAGAAAAAACGAATAAAGCAAATGAACAGGCGGCCGTTAATTCAGATACCTTGGCAACCAAAGTAAAATGGTTAAAAGATTCTTTTGTAAATGCGATTGCAACAAATGACAAGGCGGCAACTTCAATGAATGTGATAAAAGATGCTTTTGGATTCTTAGGTGATAATATGAAAGAAATAGTTAGTTTGGTAAGCAAGGTAATTATAGCTTTTGTCGCTTTCAAAACAATAAACGCAATAATAGTGACGGCTCAGGCTATAATGGCAGGATATACGGCTGTAATGCTTTGGTATTCATCTGTAGCGGTTACGGCTGCTTTTACTGGGGCTTCTTTTGCGGCTGTAATTTGGGCAACTGTTTGGCCTATTTTGGCTGTTATTGCTGCAATTGGATTAATAGTATATGCGGTTACTCATTGGGGCGAAATAACAGACTGGTTTAGTCAAAAATGGGAACAATTGACCACGTTTTTATCCGAGTTTGATTTTGTTGGAATGTTTATTTCCATTGGACAGGCAATCATAGATTATATGCTTTTCCCATTGAAATCTGTTTTAAAATTAGTGGCGATGATTCCAGGAGGAATAGGAAAAGCGGCTCAAACTGGATTAGACAAAATCAATGAAATGTCAGATTTGAATATGTTGGTAGGACACGACATAAAAAAATTGGATAGTCCAGAGCAAACCAATGCCAAAATGATGCAAGAAAATAGAGTTAGTGGAGGAATTGACGTGAACATTAGGGATAAAGGAGGTAACGTTGAAAGTTCCAATCCGTGGGGTAATTCAGGAATACCAATAAATGTAACATCAACACAGGGGGCATTTTAATTATGGATACAAAAGATATTTTATTGTATGAATCTGGAAGCGGTGGCGAAATGTCCATCGCTTCAAATGATTTGGTAATGGGTGAAAATTTATACCAACAAGTTTATTTAGCTTTGTTTGGTGGAAATGTGGAAGCGAACACGAAACCCGATATTTTACTCAATGAGGAACGTTTTGATTGGTGGGGGAATGCTTTGTTTTTCAAGGACAAGCCAACACGACAATTCAATTCTAATACGGAAAGAACGCTTTTAGATGTTGTTATGAATAGTTCTGGTCGGTTACGAATTATACAGGCTGTAAACGATGATTTGGTGTATCTAAGCGAGTTGTTGAATTCAACCGTGGACGTGGAATTTTTTAACACAAATAAAATACGTATTATTGTAATGTTTTCGCCAAAAACCAATCAAGAAAATAAAGTTTTGCAATTGGTTTATGATAATGCTAAAAATGAATTAATAATTGAAAAAGTAATTTAATGAAACCAATACCAAGTATAGTCGAATTGCAGGAAACGCTTGCAAATGATTTTAGAAGTCGTTTGAATTTGTCGGACGATGATTTAAAGAAAGTCCTAAATGCTTTTGATATTGTTTTGGCTGCCCAATTTAAACTTTTGTATCTTTTTTTAAGCGACATTCAAAATAATGTTTTCCCTGATACAGCCGATTTAGAGGAAAACGGAGGTACTTTGGAAAGAATTGGAAGGATACAATTAGGACGCAATCCTCTACCGGCTACGGTGGGGGTTTTTGAGTTTTCTGTCGTAGGAGTTTCGGGTTCTGTTTTACGTTCCGGATTAACTTTTAAATCAAATGAAGATGCTAAAAATCCCGGTCAACTTTATGTTTTGGATTCTGAATATATTTTGACGGGAACAGCTGATTTAATTGAGGTGCGTTCTTTGGGTTCAGGTGTTGAATATGATTTAAACATAGGTGATGAATTGACTATTACCGAGCCAGTAATTGGAGTAAACGCAACCGTAACCGTGGATAGTGTTATTGACGTGCCAACAGCATCTGAAGACATTGAGATATACCGACAAAACATTTTAGATTCAATTCAGTTGGAGCCACAAGGAGGGGCTAAAACAGATTATCGATTATGGGCGGCCGATGCTTTGGGAGTTAGAAAAGTTTATCCATACGTAAAAAACGGGGAAGCGGGAACGGTTCAGATATTTGTCGAAGCAACAATAGTTGATAGTACAGATGGAAAAGGAACGCCGAGTGCAGGACTTTTAACAGATGTTGAAGAAGTTATCGAATTTGATCCAGATACAACAAAACCATTAAACGAAAGAGGTCGTAGGCCAATACAGGCAACAATAGAAGTTGAGCCGATTACCTTAATTCCCGTGGACGTTTCAATTGTTGGATTAAATGAAGATACGGCAAGTATTCGAGCATCAATTTCGACTAATTTAGACGGTTATTTACAAGATATTAGGCCGTATATTGCGGGTGCTGATTTAGCACGTGATAAAAACGATATTTTGTATGAGGGGCGTTTGCAAAGCGTGGTAACCGACACATTGGAAAGTGCCAATTTCTTTACTTCATTCAATATGGTTGTTAACGGGGTATCGGTGGATAATTATCAGTTTGAATTGGGAAATATTCCATATTTAAGAAACGTAACTTACTAAGATATGTATGAAGTAACAGATAAAAGCACACAACACGGATTATCGACTCCACACGGATATAATACTCCACATCGTTATCCAACGTCAGGAATTGCGATAATTGATGTTTTTGCAGATTTGGCAAGACAATTGTATCCAACTGGTAGGGCGTGGTATATGAACAAAAACGGAAAATTCGACAATTTGCACAAAGCAATCAATCGAAGTTTTGTGAGAGTAGTTCAAGATTCTTATTTAACATTGGATTCTATTTTTCCTGACAATGATAATTTTAGTGAAAATGATGCTACGCTTTGGGAATATCGTTTGGGATTGATAACAAATCAATCTTTGGATTTGGAAACCAGAAAACAGATTATTTTGCGCAAAATGGCATACCCTGGAAACGTTAAAGCAAGGCAACATCCATTATTTATTGAAAATCAATTGCAATTAGCGGGATTTAATGTTTGGGTTCACGAAAATTCACAACCGTATAAAACACCAAATGAAATAATTGCTTTGAGTATTGATGCAACACAACACGGGGGAATTACGCAACACGGATTAGGAACGCAACACGGGGCTGGAGGATTTGAAGTTATAGCAAATTTGTCAACTCCAAATGAAAGTTATTCGATAGGGTCAAACCTTTGGGCAACGTTTTTTATCGGAGGACAAAATTTGGGTGATTATGCAAATGTTCCTGCAAACAGATTGCAAGAGTTCAAAGAATTAGTTTTGAAATTGAAACCGGCTCACACGGTAGCATACACATTTATAATTTATAATTAGAAAAATATGAGAAGTTTAGAAAGTAATCCAAATATTGACAATAGTGATTTAGTCAACTATCCAAATGGTAGAATTAAAGACAATACCGGTATTGGTGATGGTACTGCCGTTAATGAGCGTGTAAAAGGCGATTTGCATCAAGCAGTTGAAAAATTAATGCGATTGTACGGAATCACTCCAAATAATTTACCTGATAATGAAACAAACGGATTCCAGATAATTGATGCTTTGAGGGCGTTGGCTTCAAAGAATGATTTTATATTGAATTTGGGAAGTACAGGCGGTGTTTTACAAGTTTCTATCAAATTAGGTTCTATGGTAAATGAGGAGTCTGTTATTTGCGTGGCAACCGCTGATTTTACAACTGAAACACAAATTAAAGGTTCGGACGCTCCAACATTTGCAGCAACTATTCAGGGAGGTTTCAAAACAGGGGAATACGTTCGATTGATTAAAAAATCAGGTGGTATAACTTTAGTTAGGATTGCTGATCAAATGAGTTTAGATTTGATGGTTGCCGGTTTTTTGTATTTAAAAAAGGCTTCACAATCAGAAGAAAATGCGGGAACATCGGATTTAGTTGCTACGACTCCATTAGTAAATAAAACTACTTTTGCAAGGCGTGTAAATGGTGTTGATAGCGCAACTTATTTAGCAACTGCATTGATAAACGGATTATATCCAAAAGAACATTTCTCAATAGTAGCGGCTTTGGGTGCCAGTCCAGTTAAAAACACAGGTTGGTTTAGCGGTTTGGATGTGGCTGGAAGTGCCGGAAGTTTGCCAGTTAGTGGTAATGTAACATCGGCCGTAGCTTCTATACCATCAGCAGGAAATAGTGTAGTGCTTGTGACGCTTCAAAATGCAATGACCAATACAAATTACTATGTAGAAATATATATGCAAAGTGAGGGATTAATTGGTCCTGATAACGACATTTGCGCACCGGTATTTAAAGTTATGTCAACAACACAAATTCAGATTGGATTTCAAGAAACATTGGGAGGCGTTCAAAATTTAAAAGTACACATCAAAGCAGTTCAACTATAAAAACTATTCAATGAAAACAATAAAAAATTTAGCCGTTCCACAAGATTCAAGTATTCAGTTTCCTTTTTCAACAATCAAAAATGAAACTGATACCGAGAATGGAACGCCGGTAGTCAGAGAGATTTATGGTGATGTTTTGACCAACTTGTATAAATTATTGCAAGTGGTTGGAATGACACCAACAAATACCGAGGATAGCGATATTACTCAATATCAAATTTTGGATGCTTTGAAGAAGTTGCCAAACTCATTGAATGATATTGAACAAGTTTTGTCGCTTTCTGGATTGGTTTGGAGTGTTCCATTGGATACTGATTATTTACCGAATAAGTACTTTTTCGTGGCGAGGGCATCCGATAATTACGTTAGTGGAACTACTTATACTTTCGAAGGTTCAAATGCGGTTAGTATGCCATTTTCAAGTACTGGTTTTAATGCCAGTGATGAACTTTTGGTAATTATCGATACTTCGGGAGTTCGGGCGTATTCTTTGAGTTTTTTGAGTGCCGTTTCAAGTGAAGTTTTTACCGTGTTGGGTACTCCAATTGCATTCAATGATACGAACAAAATTTACTATCAAGAAGATGGAATTTTGATGTCGGACGTTCCAAGTGTTGATTATTTAGAGTCAATTATTCGAGTTGAATTGAGTAATGGAACTATTTTGGTAAATGATATTTTAATCTTGAATGGATATGTTTTGTGTTTCTGTTTGATTCCTTCGACAAACGTTTACTTTTTTAGACAATTTGAATTAAACGATTTAAGCGTGTCAGAAGCCGTTTCTTTGTCGGGAACATCTTTTGCTTCGGCAAGTGATTTTTATCCTTACATCTATGCTGAAAGCGGGTCAATTTACGTTACTAATGCAATGAATGCAAATGCAAATGATTATTCATTCACGAAATTAACTTATAATCCTGCAACGGCTTTATTGACCTTGGTTTCTACTTTCAATTTGGATGTGACTTTTGCCAAAACGTCAAATGCAGTTATCAAAGGAAATTTCCTTTATACTTACATTGGAGGGGTTTTAAATCAATTCAATTTGTCAACAGGTGCAAAAGTTGCTTTGGGTAATTATGCGGGTGTAATTGGAAATCTTTTTGGATTTAATGGAGAGGTTTATTTCAGTAGTGGCGAGGTTGCCAAAAAATGGACTTTGTAAAAAACAAAATCGATGAAGCTTAACGTCAACACTGATTCGTCAATAAAATTAACTGCTAAGCTGGAAAAGTTGCATCGTTCAGCTTTTCCATCGGCCGTTCGTAATTCTTTAAATGAGGTTGCTTTCAATTCCAAAAAATTGGTTCCAAAAACGGCATCCGAAAATTTTACTATTAGACAGAAAAACTTTTTTAATAGAATGACAATTGTAAACAAGGCATCCGGATTTGATGTTAGTAAAATGGTTTCAAAAGTCGGGATTGATGGAAGTAAAAAAATATCTGAGGGATTGGAAAAACAGGAAACCGGAGGAAACATTCAGGGGCGTAAATTGATTGCACACGATATGGCAAGGGTTTCAGGCTCAAATGCCAAAAAAGTAAAATCTAAGAACTTTTTAAAGAAACTGAACAATATTGGAACGGCTCAAAAAAGAATAAAAGGTTCTAAATATTTCAGGATTAAAAAAGGAGTTAAAGAAACGGTTTTCGAGCGAACGGGAAAAAACAAGATTACACCGATTTACAGCATACGCAAAACCAAAATAAGTAAAGTAGATTCTAAACCATTTATAAGTCCAAGTGCTTTGCAAGCATCAAGACAAATGGAAAACATCTATAAAAAACAAGCAGAATTTCAATTTAAAAAATATCTTAAATGAGCTGGATAAATAAAATAGAAAACATAAGATTTAGTATTACTACTGGTGATGGTAAAATATATTTTCCTTTGTGGAAAACGGGTGAAACCTCCAAAGATTTTAATACTACAAAGTTTGATTTTATTGATGTAAAAGATTCTTTGATAGAAAGGAAAACATCACAATCACCTAATTATCCTTTGGTTATTTGGTTCCAAGGTGATGACAATATAGAACAATCGGAAGCTTTTTGGAATTCATCGGATGATAATAGACAATGGACAATTGCGCACCCTTTTTATGGAACTATAAAGGGGCAGCCAATGAAAATACTAAGAAATGATTCCAATCTAAATATAACTGAATTTTCTATTGATTTCTGGAAAAGCATAAATGCCGATTATCCGACTTCAAATTTTAGTGTAAAAGACAATACCTACGAAAAGAAACAATCTGTTTTTGCCAGTTCCGAAATTGCGTATAGTTCAAAGGATGTTTTTAAAACCGTGGACATTCAAAAAAACAAGGATGCAATAAACAAAATTGCTTCCAAACTTTCCAAACTACAAACCAATGAAACCTATGCCGAATATTCAAACAAGGTAAACAAGGCGGTAAAAGCATCGGATAATTTGATTAATGATTCTCAAAATGCAATTAGTACAGCACAAGACACGTTGAATATGCCGTCCGAATTGGTGGAAACGGTACAGAATAGAATCAATGCGTATGTAGGTGCTTTTGAAAGTATTATTTCTACTTTGGAAAGTGTGCCAGATAAATTGTTTTTTCAATCAATGGGTGGTGCTATAATTGGTGCCATTTGTGAAAATTCAACGATTTACGAATTCGGGAAAGATTATACAACTATTGTAGAAGTTGAAGCGGTGGCAACTCAAATATTGTCATTATACGAACAGTATTTAACGATTGTAGATAATGCCAGCACTTCGAATTACAATCTAACGGATAACTTCCAACCGGATCCAGTAATGCAAAGCGATTTGAATTCATTGGTTATGTACACAATTGGAAATATTTATAATTTAGCTTTTGAAGCAAAACAGGAAAGGATTATTTACACGGATAAAGTAACTAATTTGATTTTACTAACTCACAGATATTTAGGATTGGATGCCAATGATGAAAATATTGCAACATTCAGAGAAATAAATGATATTAAATTGAACGAGTTGTTCAGGATTAAAAAGGGCAGAAAAATCAAATACTATATCTAATGAGAGTTAAAATAAATGGCAAAAATTGCACGTTTTTTAATGAAGGCAGCATCCAATTAAAACTGGATTCTATCGCTTCTGTTTTTTCGTTTAAAACGAGATTCAATCCAGAAAACGATGACCATAAAGAATTGTTCAAGCCTTTGCAGTATTACAAAACAGAAATATTCAATGATGCAAATAAATTGAGTTTCACGGGAACCATTTTAAATCATTCTTTCCAAAGTGACCAGAATATAAATTTATTGGTTTTGTCGGGTTATTCACTTTCTGGAATATTGGAAGATGTGGTAATTCCAGTTAGTCAATATCCTTTGGAAAGTAATAATAGAAGTTTGAAAGATATTGCAACTCGGTTGTGCGGTTTTTATGGAATTGGATTATACATTGATGATAGCGTAAAAAACGAGGTGAACGCCATATTTAAGAAAACAACGGCATCGGCAACGGATACCATCAAAGATTATTTATCAAGGCTTACAAGTCAGAAAAATATAGTTTTGTCTCATAATGCCAAAGGTCAAGTAGTTTTGTTTAAACCAAGCGATAACCAGAAAATAAGATACTTTTTCAATAAAGGAAATTCTTTGAGTATGACGGCCAATTACAACGGTCAGGCGATGCATAGCCATATTGCGTGTGTTAGGCAACCGTCACAAGATAATGCGGGAGTTTCTACGGTGGACAGCATCCAAAATCCATTAATTAAAGCGTTCCGGCCAACGACAAAGATTCTAAGTTCTGGTGAAGACACCGACACAAGGAAAGCGGCCGATAATGAATTGGCATCGGAATTAAAAGCTATTGCAATAACGGTAAATTTAAAAGGATTGTTTGATGATATTTACCCTGGAGAAATTGTCAATGTGCATAATCATGAGATTTATTGCTTTGCATACAGTAGATATATGGTTTCAGACGTAACTTTAAATTTCAATGAAAAGTCGGATACGACTACTTTAAATTTGGTTTTGCCAGAAACATATAATGGGAATGTCCCAAAGGATATTTTGTTTGCTTACAAATCACATAAAACGGACATATAATGATAACATACGCCAAAATTAAAAGTGCCACAATAGAACTTGGAAAACGCATTTTGAAGTTCGAGGAATTTGGAGCGAAAACGGCTTCAGAAAGTATGCCTTTCGGGATGGATTCAAATCCTATTGCGGATATGATTGCGATTCATTCTACAACATCGAACAATGCTGAAAGCGTGATTATTGGATACATCAACAAAAACCAAATTGCATTAGTTGGAGAAAGTAGATTGTACTCATTGGATGCAAATGGAGTGCTTAAAGCGTTCGTTTATTGCAAAAACGATGGAATACTACTTTTGAACGGAGACACTTATTCTGGGGTAAGATATGAGCCTTTAAACACAGGATTAGGAAATCAAAATACATTAATAAATGCGGAACTTGTCAAAATACAAACTGCTATTACTACTTTGGGCGGTTCGTATGCACGTTCTAACGTCACGATAGATGTCACAACCTCAAAAAGTGATACTGTCAAGATAAAGTAACCAAATTTATTTATTGTCGAACCCCGTTATTTATGATAGCGGGGTTTTTTATTGCAAGTTTTTTAATTATTTTAAAAGAAATGTTTGTTTATTACAAAATAACTTGTATATTTGCTCTCAGATAACAACAATCAAAAAAACATTTATTATGAAAACATCTAACTACATTATCGCATTCTTTTCAATCCTTTTAGTATTAATTATTGCCTTTGGTGATATGAAAAATTAATCAACAATTAAAAATATTTATTATGAAAAGTCAATTAAATATCAGTATTCAAACAGAAGGTTATTTTTTATACTTCAAAAATCAACTTTACGGAACCAAAAAAACTGACATTAACGAACGGATTAACAATAAGAATAAAATTCAAATTTGGAATAACCTTAAAAACAAAACAAAATGACATTAGAAAAAGATTTAAAAGTAGGTAAAGAGTATTGGCTTGATGGGGATAAAGTCAATTATGGAACTTTCCATTCTTTTGAAGGTAAAACTCCTTTTTTTACACCAATCATAAATAACGATTATTCATTATGCGAGAATGGACTGATTGGATTTTATAGTACTCCGGAATGGGAATGGCAGGAAAAGAAATCATTCCCAACCAAAACGGTAATTGCTGTAGTTGTAGTTGTTTTGGCTTTAATTGGTGTTTTAGCAACTCAATTTTAATCGTTATGAGAAAGTATATAGTTTATTACTACGCTGAAAAAAATGATGAATGCGTGGATTGTGAAATGGAAATTGAATCACCAACTTTAAAATGTGCTTTATTGCATTTTGAAAGAACTGTAAAAGTTTATAGACGAGTTTATAAAATCGAAGAAAAAGTAAATTAATTATGAAAACATTATTCGAATCAATCCAAACAATACGGGAAGATGGTTTCCCAAAAGTAAAGGAAATCAAATCAGGGGTGAAATTCAAAACGGATGCTAAAGACCCTAATTTTGATTTACCGTATTCTAACCTTGAAAAAACATACGATGACTAAAATTGAAATCTTTGTAACTGTGAGTGAATTTTTATTATTTTTAGGATGGTGCATTCTTTCTTATAAATACTATAAAAAACATAGTTTCGAATTGGCATTAATTGCCTTGGTTGTTGCGCTTCTTTTCTTGGGAATTGCAATCTTAAATTTTAACTTTTAAACACAAATAAAATGGCAGAAAAAAAATTGATTATCGACGTTAAAGGTGCTTTATTGGCATACGAACGTAAAACAGGCAAAAAGAAAACAATGTCGGAACATTCCAAACATTTCAACGTTACTACAACAACGTTTCAGAACTGGGATAAAGAAGCACCGGCAGCCGTGAAATTCATTTTTAATTTTATGAAAGAAACGGGATGCACATTTGAGGAATTAGTAAAAGAAGTTTAAACCAAAAAAACCTAACAATGGAAATAAATTCAAACAGTTTGCAAGAACTAATTAATAAAAGAGCGGAAGCAAAAGCGAAAAAAGAAATCATTACTTTAAGAGATGCTTTGCGTACTTCTGGAATTCTTAATATAGGAGGTTTTTTTGTAAAAGAAGGGGGTATAAGCAGGGCTTTAAATTATGCTTTAGATGACACATCTCTTAGTGATGAAAACAACATAATCACACAATTGTATAATGAAAAAGTAGCTAAATATATAATTTCAGAAACAAAAGACTTTGTTTCAAAAGTGGAATCATTGGTTGAGCAAACCGACAACCTTTTGAATATTGCAGAAAATTATTAACCATTAAACCCTAAACAATGAATCAAGAAAATTTATCATTAGAAAATTTAAAAGTATCGAATCTTCCTGAATTACAAGGATGGAAAGATAAACAGGAAAATCTTGTAAAAGAGAATCCATTTGTGGAAATCACGGATAATAAAACCTATGAGGTGGCTTGCAAAAGCAGAACCGCATTATTGAAAGGGCGTACTTCTTTGGAGGGTCAGGACAAACTTATTGCCTCAAAATTAGCAGGGTTCAGAAAGGATGTAAAATCTGAAACTGAAAAGTTGATTTCAATTACTTTGCCACACGAGGAAAAACAGCAAGTTGAGGTTAAGCGTTACGAATCGATAAAAGAAAACGAGCGTTTGGAACGTGAGAGAATCGAAAATGAGCGCATTTTAGCGATTAAAAACAAAATTGAATACTTTGAGTCATCTTGCTATAAAATCATTCAGGAATCGACTATTTTAAACATAAACGAAAGCAAATCAGAATTAGATAATTTGTTTTTGGAAGATTTCGATTATCAGGAATATGATGTTATGTTTGAACAGTCAAAAAGTAGATTGCAATCTCAATTTGATGAAAAGTGTAGTGACATTCAAGAAAAGGAAAGCCAACGCATCGAGAATGAGCGTTTGAAACAAGAGATTTTTGAAGTTCGTGTTAATCGTTTTAAAGAACTTGGTTTTGAATTAGAAGATAATATTATGTTTAGGTCTACTGAATTGCCTCATACCTATACAAAAAGTGAATTACAAAATATTGATTCTGATACTTTTGAAAGAGCGATTGAAAACCTTAAACAAGCAAAAAAAGAATCAGAACAAGCCAAAATCGATGCCGATAATTTGGAACGTGAAACAAAACTTCAAGAAGAAAAAGAGCAAATTTTTGAAATTCGTAAAAATAGACTTTTAGAAGCCGGTTTGAAATATTCAGATGAACATGATACATATTTTGTTAGTTCCGAATCTGATTTCATTATTTTACATGAAGATGCTTATTATGCCAGTCCTTTAGATTTTGAAGATATTATTTCAGATGCTAAAAAAGCAATTGAAAAATCTAAAAGCGATAAAATTGAACTCGAAAAACAAATCGAAAAGGATTTAGAATTAGCCAAAGCCGATGCCGAAAAACTGAAAAAGGAAAACAAAGCGAGAATCAAACGTTTGGTAAATGATAAAAAAATCATTTCAGATGGTTTAGAAGTGTATTTTGCCGATTTGCATTTGGATACTGAAAACCAAGAAACAAAGGATTTCATTGAAAAAGCGAACGCCAAAATTCAGGCTTTGAAAAACGAATTATTAACCGAATTAAATAATCTGTAAAATGGCTGAATTTATAAAAACAGTTTATGAATATCCGTGGACTTGTGTTTTCATTTGGATTTTCATTCACGAAATTGTAGGGACTATTTGCGATACTATTAACAAAGAAAAAAAATAATTATGGCAGTAATAAACATACGTCCAGTTGAAAGTGGACAATCAAAAGCGGTTATCGGTATTGCTGGAATTTCTGGAAGCGGAAAAACATATACGGCTTTATTAATGGCTCGTGGAATGGTAAATAAGGCATCTGAAATAGGTTTTTTGGATACTGAAAACAAAAGGGGATCATTGTATGCCGATATTTTAGATGGTAAATTTATGATTGGTGATTTGTACCCACCTTTTTCCCCTGGAAGATACGCACAAGCCATTAAAGAGTTTCAGGATTCAGGTGTGAAAGTTTTGGTTATTGATTCCGTAACTCACGAATGGGAAGGTGAAGGTGGTTGTGATGATATTGCAAATGCTCCAAAGGCTGACGGTTCACCAAGAAAAGTAGCTAACTGGATAGGTGCAAAAAGAGAACACAAAACATTTATGAATGTTCTTTTACAATCGAATATGGACATTATTTGTTGCATTCGTGCCAGAGAGAAAACCGATTTTAAAGACCCTACAAAGCCTGTTTCTTTGGGAATACTCCCAATATGTGAAAAAAACTTTATGTTTGAAATGACGGCTTCTTTGTTGATGGAAAACGAGGGTAAAACGCAAAAGTTTCTAAAAATTCCATCTTTCTTAAAACCATCATTCGGAACTGGAAACGGATATTTAGGATTGGAAACGGGTAAAAAAATTCGACAATGGTTAGACCAAGGAGAAAAAGAAGACCCTGAAATATCACGTATAAAATCAGAGGCTTTATTGACTTGTGAAAAGGGAGTTGTAGAACTTACAAAACTTTGGGAATCTTTGACAAAGGAACAAAAGCAAAACATCAAATTGAAATCTCATTTCGCTTTGTGTGGAGAAAGTGCCAAATCTTACGATGCTCAAAATTCAGATGATGAAACCGATAAATTGGAAGTTTTAAATAGATTGTTTGGAGAAGTTGAAGAAAGACTATCGCCTCCGGATGTTGCATTTATAAAAAAAACTATCGAAAATGCAGATGAAAAAGAATACGACAAATTGATTTATCAACTTAACAAGATGAAAAATGAACAACAAACCAAATAGAGTTGCCAGAATTACAAGCAGCAAAATATCGTTTCTCACAATCACAGGAAAAGGAGAATACGGATTTGGAGCCGGTGCAATAACATATCTCGATGACAAAAAAAAGGAATTGGAATACGGGCGTGGGATATCGCTTCCAGTTTATAAGCAAGAAATGATTTGGGGTAAAGCTTGGGAAGTTTGGGTACATTGGCAATTAGGTCCAGAATACAAGCTTATAATTGACCAAGCTACCATACATCCAAAATATCCCTTTTGGGCTGGTTCAGAAGATTTTCAGGTAGAAATTCCAGGCGGTTGCATTTCTGAATTGAAATGTTATCAAATGTCAAATCATTACGATTATGTAAAGTGCTTACAAAGTCAAGATGTTGAACGTTTCAAAAAGGAATTTAAAACCGAGTATTGGCAAATTGTTTCGAACAGCTGCATTCATAATACTAAATTTGGGGAAGCAATCGCATTTTTGCCAAAAGAGGAAAACTTAATTGAAATGCGTGATTTGATTGAGAATACAGACTACATCGAAAAGCACATTAAAGATGACCCGTGGAAGTATCGATTTATTTTCGAAAAAGATTTATACGATTTGAGTTTCATTCCCAAACATTCAGATTTTCCAAGTTTGGTAAAGTTCCGTTTCGAGGTGCCAATTGAGGACAAAGTCTTTTTGACAAAACAAGTTATTAATGCAGAAAAATATCTGAATAATGGATAAAGCATATTTAAAATTCTTAGAACAAAAAAGGCACTCAATCGGAAACTTTGGTTTCAAGGCTAACTTTTTACCTGATTGCGGTTTTGACTTTCAAAACTTTGTGATTGAAAAAGCGGTTAAAAAGGGGCGTATTGCTAATTTCTTGGATACTGGACTGGGTAAAACATTGGTTCAAATATCCATTGCCAGAAACATAATCCAACACACCAATAAAAGAGTTTTGATACTTACACCTTTGGCCGTTGGATTTCAATTCATAAAAGAGGCAAACGATAGGAATATCACGGATGATATTGAGATAACCAAAGATGGTAAATTCACTAAAAAAATAGTGATTTGCAATTATGAAAGATTGCATTATTTGAACCCTTTGGACTTTGAATGTGTTATACTCGATGAAAGTTCTATTCTTAAAAATTTCGATGGTAAAATAAAAAGCCAAATCACGTCATTTGTAAAAAAGATAAAATACAGATTTGGGTCAACGGCAACGCCATCGCCAAATGATTTTATTGAACTGGGTACAACATCGGAGTTTTTAGGGTATATGGGTTATATGGATATGTTGGGTAAGTTTTTCAAAAACAATCAAAATTCAGTTGACAGTACTAACCGAAACATTGGAGAGAAATTTTACCTTAAGCCACACGCTGAAAAGGATTTCTTTGCGTGGGTGAATCAATGGTCAATTATGGCAAAAATGCCGTCAGATTTGGGGTTTTCAAATGATAGGTTTGTGCTTCCTGAATTGATTATAAACAGGCACATTGTAGAAAATCAATCGTTAATTGATGTTGATGGACAAATCCAAATGTTTACTCCAATTGCAAAAAGTATGACCGAGGTTCGACACGAACAAAAGCAAACCGAGGAAAAACGATGTGAACAGGCTATTAATTTGGCCGCTGGCAAAACGTCCGTTTATTGGTGTAATACTAATGAGGAAAGCCGTATTTTAAGGATTTCAGATCCAAACGCAGTAGAAATAATAGGCAGTCAGTCAATTGATAAAAAAGAAGAGATTTTGTACGCTTTTGCCAATGGAGAAATTGAAAGATTAATCACAAAAGCCAAAATGACTTCTATGGGTTTGAATTGGCAACATTGCAATCATTCTGTTTTCTTTCCTACGTGGAGTTATGAGCAGTATTACCAGGCTATGAGACGTTTTTGGAGGTTTGGACAGAAAAGAGATGTTACTATTGATTTAGTGATTTCTGACGGTCAAACAAGAGTTATTGAAGCCTTGGAACAAAAAACACAAAAAGCAATTCAACTACATAAAAATTTGACTGAAAATGTCAATCGTAGTTTTGAGCATAAAACAAAAGAATTTAACAAACAAATAATTAAACCAATATGGTAAAAGACCAAATTATTACAGAAAATTACGCAATCTACAATTCAGATTGTATGTTAGTATTGCCAACAATTGAAAGTGAAAGCATTGATTTATCGGTGTACAGTCCTCCTTTTGCCGGATTATACAATTATTCCAGTTCAGAAAATGATTTTTCAAATTGTGAATCCAAGGAACAATTTTTGGAACAATACGAGTTTTTGGTAAAGGAAATATCAAGGGTTACGAAACCGGGTAGAATAACCGCTGTACACGCAACGGACGTATTTGACAATACTTGCCGCCTTTGGGATTTCCCGAACGAGATAATCAGGATTCACACGAAATATGGTTTCGAATACCGTAACCGTATCACGATTTGGAAAGAGCCTTTGAAAGTTCGTATGCGTACTATGGTTCAATCTTTAATGCATAAATTTATAGTTGAGGATAGTACAAAGTGTTTTACAGCTATGCCGGATTATGTTTTAGTTTTTACAAAGAAAGGAGAAAATCAGGTTCCAGTTACACATCCTTTCGGAATGAACCATTATGCTGGAGAAATTCCAATTTTACCAAACATTTTGAGGGCGTGGAACAACGCCAACAATTCCAATTTGAATGAAACTCAATTATGGGAACATTTGAACAATATCAATGAGGAAGGTAAAATTACCAAGTTGAATCATTACGTTTGGCAGCGTTACGCATCAAGTGTTTGGGATGATATTCGAATAGACAACGTTTTGCCGTTTCGGGATTCAAAGGAGGAAGATGACGAGAAACACGTACACCCTCTTCAATTGGATGTTATTGATCGTTTGATAGAATTGTACTCAAATCCTGGGGAAGTTGTTTTAACGCCTTTTATGGGAGTTGGAAGCGAGGTTTTTAGTCCAGTTTCTATGGGTAGAAAAGCAATAGGAATTGAATTGAAAGACAGTTACTTCAAACAGGCTAAACTGAACTTGATTGAAGCGGAAAAAAGATTTAGAGCCACGGTAAAACAGGAAACCTTATTCGAGTGATATGAGAAAAGAAATTCAAACCAAAGAAGAGGCGATTGAATCAGTAATGCGAGGGAATAAAACCGATTATATGCTTATTTTTGATTTCGCAGAAAATTGGGTAAAACTTCAATTTAAGTGGTTTAGTTCGGACGATTTGAGGGAAGCGTATTATTTGGCAGGAAATCCAATTCCAGAAAAACCGAGCGTATTCGGGGCGGTGTTTAACCACCTCGCAAAAGGGAAATTGATATTTCATTTTGGATGGACTATTTCAAGGTCGGAACGGTCGCACAAAAGGGATTTAAGGACGTGGATTTCTTTGGAGTACAAACAACGTCAACAAAGAAATGCAACGAATAACAATAATTTAAAACTTGAATTATAATGGCAACAACAATGTTTAATTTATTCCAAAAGAAAACACGAGAGGAGCATATCCAAAAGCGGGTTGAAAGTGTTTTCGCTGAATTGGTTTCTGATTCAGAATTTGAGTTTACAGACCTTGAAATAGTAATGATAGCTAATTGTGTGAGGAATAAACTTTCAGAGCATTTGGAAGCCAAAAAAGGCTATTTTATGGAACAATCTGTAATATCCAATCAAAAGGCAATTGAAATTAAAAACTCAATTGAGTTATTGGAATAGAATTTTTTATATATTTGTCAAGTAATCGGAGTGGAAGCCGTGACAAGACATAAAGACATTATCAAAATCTCATTCTGATTAGGCGACTTCCACAATAGCCGAAAAGAATGGGATTTTTCTTTTAAAAAATTAAATTAAAAAAATTATGAAACACATTTTGGAAAAAGTAAAAGACGGTCGAAGCACTAAAATTACAGTAACTGAAAATGATTATGAAAAAGATTATAATCCAATTTCAATAACTATTGAAAATGAAGAAGACGGAAAATGTTTAGGAAGTGCTTATTATGTTTTTCACGAAAAGAAAGATTTAAGTAAGTTTATTGGTTTATTGCTTCATGTTCAAGCTAAAATGAAATAGTTATGGACATATTTAGAGTAAATAAGGATAGAGATTTTATGGTGGTTAAAAACACCATTTTCAAAAACAAGGAAATAACATTAAAATCAAAAGGACTATACGCCTTAATAATGAGTCTGTCAGATGATTGGGATTTTTCAGTAGCTGGTATTGTAGCTATTTGTAAAGAGGGAAGAGAGTCGCTTTATGCAAGTATTAAAGAATTAGAATTACACGGTTATTGCAAGAAAATAAAAGTTAGAGATTCTTTGGGTAAAATTATAAAAACAGAATATAGTTTTTACGAAGAGCCTATAAATACTGGCTTCGCTCCACAAACGGGTTTACAAGAAACGGGTGAGCCACAAACGGGTTTACAAGAAACGGGTAATACGTCACAATATAATACTAATACAAATAAAGAATTAAATAAAGAAAATATTAATTTTCAAAAATTGCTTTTTTATTTTAATTCTGTTTTTTCTAAATCTTGTAGAGTATTCCCAAAAGCAGTTGAAAAATCATTTAATTTAAGAATTAAAGAGGGATACACAAAAGAAGATGTTTTAAAAGTTATCGATAATGCTTCAAACGATACTTTACATAAAGAAAATAATTATAAATACGTTACTTTAGAATTTCTTTCAAGACCTAAAATATTTGAAAGATACGCATCTATGAAACATGAAAAACCATTTAGTAAAAACAATGGTGGTCATAAGAACTTTTAAAAACCTTTTTAAATAAAAAATATGAAACAAGGTTTCGAACTTTTGAATTATCAAAATACCCGTGATGATTTACTAAAATACCGTGAAAACGGTGCCGTACGTGGTAAGTACTTAGGTTTTCCAATTCTTCATGAGCACTATACAATGAGTTTGCCAGGAACAACGGATATTACAGGTTTCCCACAATCAGGAAAAAGTGAATTTCTTTTGGAAATGCTTTTAAATACTTCTTTGTTTTATGGTTGGAAACATTTGCTTTATGTTCCTGATGTTGGAGATAAAAATGAAGTTTTGGCTATTTTGATTCATAAAATAACTGGAAAGACATTTGATAAACGATATGTAAATTCTAATTATATTTCAGAAGAGGAAGCTGACCAGCAATTAATGTGGGTTTTAGAGCATTTCAAAATATTGACTAAAAAAGACTTAAAGGCTAAAATTACGCCTTATGAGTTCTGGGATATTGCTGCCAAAATGAATCAAGACACTATCGGAGGAATTCAAACGGCAACCATAGACAGTTGGAAAGATATGAAACACGGGGTGGGTATGGACGATGAAGCGTTTGGACGTGATGATAAATACTTAGAAGATGTTTTGAGTTATAGAAATGCAATGGCAGAACTACACAAGATGCACTTTCACATCGTTATTCACCCCATTAAAACAGAAGCTGACAAGGATGGGAAAAGGAGACCTCCAACACCATATGACTTAAAAGGGGGTTCGGAATGGTACAATAACGCCAAATGTATGATAACGGTACACCGACAAGATAATAGTCCAACAGGTGTAACAATTATGATTACAAAGGCGAAACCTAAATCGGTGGCTAAACTCGGAAATGTTGAAATGGCTTTTGATCGGGCAAAGAATAAGTTTTATTGGGATTACAATGGGGAGCGAAAATATGCATCTGAAAAGTATTTTAAACCCATTGGATTGCAAATAAATGATGATATTGAAGAAAATGAAGCTGACGAGATACCATTTTAATAAATAAGATATGACCAAAGAAGAAGCTACACAAGCCAGATGGCATACACAGTACATAAAACAACAAAGAAAGTATTTCGAATATTCTGATACTACTCAATATTTGTTAGAACAAAAAAAAGAGGATGATTTATTGTTGCTTCAAGATGCGTTTATGCAATGGATTTTAAAACTAAAGCCAGAAGATGAACGTAAAAAAGAGTTAACACTTCTATTGCAAAGCGTATGGCGTATTCAGAATTATTGTGGTACTTTAGAAACTGTTTGTAAATCATCCGTTGTTAGGGTGGTAGAACTCAACAAATTAATTGAAAGGATAGAATCTGAAAAAAGGATTTTGGAATTAGAGATAAAACAGTTGAAAATACAACACGAATTAGAAAAAAATAGTCTTGGCAAAGAAATTGAATTCCTCACAAAAAATGGCTAGCCCGGAACAGATTTATTTTGTTATTAAAAATGGTATTTTCGTTTATCCAGTAACAAAATTAAGGGCGTGGTTCATAGAAGTTGACAACAACGGGAAAATACAAAGGTTTGATAAAAAAGTGGCTGAAAATGATTTAAACGATGCCGTAGCAAAAACAATAATTTATTTTTATAACAAGCTAAAAGAAAAACAAAATGGGAAATAACAATTTTGATTTAATCAAAGAAATTATAATAACTGACCCACCAACGAAATGGACTTTAGCATATAAAAAACCAAAGTTTGACAGCAAGGGAAATGAAGTTACAAAGCAGGACTTTTATTTAACTGGAAATCTGTTTTATGCTGATAGGACATCTTACCATATTACATCAAAAATAATTCAAGAAAGTAAAGAGTTCCTTTATCAACATTTGAAAGGTATTCCAGAATTGGAAAAAATGAGATTGGAATTTGAATATCATCATACGAAACATATTGATTTGGATAACAAAGCGAGTTATTGGATTAAGATAATGTTGGATATTTTGAAAACGCCAACAGGTAGGCAAATTGATAAAGCAGTTGAGCGTAAAAAGCCAATTATTACAACAAATACCATCACAGATGATAACACAAAGTGCATCGACTCAATTAGTTTGAAATTCATTTATTCTGAGCATAAAATGATATTCAGGATTTACGGGCGTGTTAAAACGGAACAAAAAGCATTAGATTTGTTCTTTAAATAGTAACCAATAAATAAATATAAAATGAGTAAATTGATTGAAGACCAAAAGGAAAAAATTATTGAAATCATTTCAGAGTTGGCAGATATTCCGAATGACGGGATTAAACCAGAAACATTGTTGAAGGACGGTATGGGATTAGATAGCCTTGACGTTGTAGAAAATAGACTTAATTAAGATGGAAAAAACAGGGGTTGAATTAATCGCCATTGAGCGAAAAAGACAAATCGAGGAATTGGGATTTGATTACAGTAATGATAAATTGTATGACAACGAACAATTAGCAAGGGCGGGAGCAACATACGCATTAAGACCGGGATTAGTTCGTATAAATTATGATGTTCATGAAAAACCTTTTTTATGGCCGTGGGAGAAAAAATACTGGAAACCTACCCCAGAAGACAGAATAAAAGAATTGACCAAAGCAGGGGCGTTAATTGCTGCTCAAATAGACTGGATTAATAATCAAAATAAATAAAAACAAGATGAACAAAAAATTAGACGTAAAAGACTTTGAATTACAAAAGGTAAAATTCAATGCCAAAAAGGGTTTGGATATTGATTGGTACGATTTAAACCGCACCAATGATATGTATTCTGTAGAAAGTGACAGCAAACCAAGTGAGGACTATATTAATGCCTTAAATGCGCTAAAAGAGGTTTTCGCTTATTCGTTAGGGCTTAATAACGGGTGGGATTATTCAAGGGAAAACAACCGAAAAAATGACGATGCATTGAAAAAATCAATTCAATCTTGGAAAGATGAAATTGAAAGATGCGAGGTTACGGGGTTAACGGTTGTTGGAGTTGGTGAAACGAAAGGAATTAAAATTTCTGGAAGTTTGAAAACAGATTTGGGAACAATTGGAATGACTTCGCCAATAATTAGATTCAATTCTGAAATTGTCAATTCAGTTGATGAAACAATTATGATTGGCGATCTTGCCGAAACTGCATTTAATGCCATTCAAATAGAAATTTGGATGTTTATTTACAAGGATAAGCGGGGCGGTGAATTATTTTCAGAGGTGAAGCAATTAGAACAAAGTGGATTAAACAACCTCAAAGCGGTTTAGCCGTGGATAACTTCAAAAACAAGAAGTGCAAATGTGGAACAGTATTCAAACAATATAATTCATTGACTGCTTACTGTTCTGCAAATTGTAAAAAAGAGTACTCGAAGCCACCTAAAGAAAAAAAAGCGTATTCAATACCGAAAGTTTCAGATAAAAGGAAAATTGACAATCTTAAATACACGGCTCAAAGGATAGTGTTTTTGAGTAAGCCAGAGAATCAAATTTGTTTTATCGATGGATGTGGTCGAAAAGCAAATACTATTGAACATCGGGCCGGTAGATGGGGTAAAAACTTCTTAGACGAAAGCACGTGGGCGGGTTGCTGTTCGGATCATAACATCGAATTGGAGAATAATCCAGAAATGGCAAAAAAGTATCAATTATCAAAGATTACAGGAAAAGAAAAACAATAACCATAAAAACATAATACAATGGCAAAACACGGCAAAAGAAGGACGTTTTCAATCTGTTTGACAGATATTCCAAAGGAAAGGATATTAATCCACGAGAACGGAAAAAAGTATCTGAATTTGGAGAGTTGGGACAATGACGAGCCCGACAAATATGATAATGACTTTTCTGTTAGAGTTTCAATGAACAAAGATGAAATCGAAAGAAAGAAAGCGGGGGAAACAATTCCAAGTATTTATTTAGGCAATGGCAGGATTTGGGAGCCAGTTAGCAAAATTCACGAAGCAACCCCAGAGGACATAAAAAAGATGGAAGAAGACCCCGATGACCTTCCATTTTGATATTACAACAAACCACTCATAACCGAGTGGTTTTTTTTATTTTACAATATTTTTGATAATTTTACCAAAAATATTTGTTTATTACAAAATAACTTGTAATTTAGCCAAATGAAATAACAATTAACACTTACAATTATGAATCCATTAGCACTACCACTTTTTATTATTAGTACGATGTTCTTTTTTGCAATAATTACACTATTTTTAGTGTTCAAAAAAGGGGCTGAATCAGAAGGAGAATTGCAACAAGCAAAGGACAGAATTAAAAAACTAGAAAAAGAAAACAAACAGTATTTGGAAAGATGAAAAAATACTATACAATTTACACGATTTGCGGTAAAGAAATTTGGGTTCCAATAACAATTAAAAATCAAACAAAATGAAAACACAAAAAGAAGAGTTTCCAAAAGTTGAAACAAAGTTAGATGAGTTGAAATCCAACACGGTTGGTAATGCTGAAACACAAAAGCATCGATTGAAAGCAATTGAGGTTTTGAAAGGAGCAAAAGAGATTGAATCGGCTAAAAAGGAAAAAGGCTATCGATGGATGAATTTCGGTAAAACTAATGCTTTCGTGCATCCTGATAGATTTGAACATTATAAACAAATGGGATTTAGATTTATTTAATTATGAAAAAATCAATTTACGAAGTTTCCGTAGTAATGCAATCCCAAGAACAATGCGACAGAATGAAACAGCTTTGCATTGATAATGGATTGCCGTATTGGGCAGGTGGTCTTGGTTTTTGTTATAATATTTCGTGGGGCAATCAATTTTATTACACAGAATTAGGTCTTGGAGGACACTTTGTAATTCTTTACAATTCAGAACACGAAACACAAGTAACCGAAGAAGAATTTATCGAACTTTTAAAACCTAAAAAGTGACAATAGCACAAATAGCCAATACAATAGGTTGTACATTCAGGGATGTTTTATTTGTTATTTTACAAACAAAATTAACGCCTGTAATTTATGTGGAAAATCAGAGAATGTACTCCAAACATCAAATAGATTTCATTTACAAATTACTCTATTTTGATAGGAAATGCACGTTTGAAATAATCGAAAGTAAAATCAATAAAAACTAATTCAATGAACTCACCAAAAATCTACTTCCTTAAAAACAGTGATGGGAAGTTTTACAACTCGAAAGAAAAGACCTTTTACAGTTCAATACTTAACGCCAACTACGAGCGTGACAAGCCGAAAATGCAAGCCATTTTGAGCCTTCCACAGTTTCAATGTTGCGAGGTTCACGAAATCACCGAAGAAAATTTCCGAATCCTGATGGGTTGTGAAACTACACGGGTAATATTAGCTGGCCAATACTTCGTCCAGTTATTGGAGCAATTCGATATGAAGCTGCCAACCATTTCACAAGTCGGCAAGAATATGCACAAGAAATGCAAAACGGTTATCGACGAACTGACCCCAATGACCGACTGGCATCGAAGCTTCATAAGGAAAGACGAAGACAACACCGACGAAATCCAAGGCTATTATCAGGAATACATAGAAACAATGGCAAAGATTGAAATCTTCCAATGTGCAGAGGTAACGGCTATTTTGAAAGCCTACCATAAGGACAGGGATAGTATTCTGGGAATCGCAAAAAAAATATTGAAATAACTTAATCAGAAATGTAATGAAAAAAGCAGACCATAAATTTTATAGGGATAAAAAACAGCAAATTGATAGCCAATCTAGAGAAAATAAACCTAATCCATGGCAAGATTCTAATCCTATTTACATACCTAAAAAGAAAAAGAAAAAATGAAAGTAAGAGTAATATGTCTTAACGACAAAGGGCTTTATGTTTTACTAAGTTGCTATTGTCGATATTGCAACCGATGGACAAATATACACATTCATTCAATAGAAGTCATTGTATTCGATGTATTCTTTCTCATACTCTTGTTCATACTTCGAGATAAAATCTCTACGTATCGACACCATATCATCCGTTATCCTGTTCTTGTCCCAATACCCTAAACAATTCCCCTACCTCTATTCTGTCCATTTCTGTACAGTCGTGGAATAATTGAACTAACTTCTCCATATCATCGGCAAAGATGCCAAAACGCCTGAAAAGGACACTTATTTGGGTTCGGGGAATTTACTACTCAAAGCAGTAAAGAAATACGGAAAAGAAAATTTCACCAAAGAGATTTTATACAGGCGAATAACCCAATATGAAGCCGATAGATTGGAAATTCACGAAATAATGATTCGTGGAGTATTGGCCGATAAGGATAAATGGTATAATCTCGATGCAGGAGGTCAATACAATCGAAGCGAACAGCATTCAGAGATAACATCAAAGGCAATGAAAGGGTTTTATGCTGATGATTACAACTATACACACGTTCAGATATTAAATAATCGAAGTAGGTATATGAGAGGTTTGAAACCAACAAACTATTCCACGTTGGCACATAAGGATATATTCAAACTAAAAAAATCACTGATAGCCATTAACAAAAAAAGGTCATCTAAGGAGAAAACAAAAATAGATAAACTAATAAAGAACTCACGCAAAGACCCAAATAGAATGTCCAAAGGAGGTTATGCTGTATGGGAGAATAAGAGATATCATCTAATAGCAAAACAGGTAGAAGCACATAAGAGGCGTAAACAATTGTCTATTGAATCAGATAGTAATTATTTTAGTGATGATACAAGAAAGGAGTTTGCATTGGCTAAGGTAAGAAGTGCTAACAACCTATTAGGTGTTCACATATTAAGCGAATGTGATGTATATTATAAATTGATAGGGAGCAAGGTAAAGAAATTTGGGTTCCAATAACAATTAAAAATCAAACAAAATGAAAACACAAAAAGAAGAGTTTCCAAAAGTTGAAACAAAGTTAGATGAGTTGAAATCCAACACGGTTGGTAATG